ATTTTCTCTGTATTCGTTACATAACTTTTCAAATCTTTTCATTTTTCACCCCTCTATATCGCTATAATCGTATTGTTTTATCGTTCCCAACGTGTACGCCGTGGGCGTTTCCCCGGTGAACTTGTCAACCGTTACAACCGTGATATAAAACGCCGTATAACGCCCGGTTTCGTTGTTGATACAATTATAATTTTCAAAAGCGTTCACGGCTTTTTCAAAAGTAACGCCGTTATAGCCTTCAAAATTCTTGTTTACGTCAATTTCTAAATGCCACGGCGTAAAGGGGCGCATATTCACCGGGCAAAACAGAACAGTTAAACCGTTGTTATAAGCCGCCCGGGCTTGCTTTTTCGTGATACGTTCCCACGTTTTGCCGTTGTTCGTAAAGCTGTATTTATTCATAAATAACGCCCCCATTCAATTTACAAAACTCTTTCAAAAGGTTTTCAACGGCTATTTGCTTTTCTTCAAATGGGCGTTTATCTTCCCAACTCAAAATAGCCCGGGCTTTTTCCTCGTATTCGCTAATTTTTTCAAGCCTTGCACCCGGCATATTTCTATAACCTGTACAAATCGTAACGCCGTAAACCTCGTAAACGTCAAAATTCCAACCATACACGCCGCAAGTGTACGCAATGGGTGAATGATTGTTCAGCAAATAGGACAAATCACAATACCCGGCGCATTTAACATTATAAGAACCATTTACAATAGCTTTTCTTGTGGTTTTAACTTTCATTTTCTTTCCCTCCATTATCTATAAAGTGTACCGTTATACGCCGCCGCTTTTTCTTGTGGCGTTGGTTCGTGTTCAAGCCCCATAAACCCGGCTTTATTCAAACCGCAAAACGCTTTTATATGTTTCCCGGTTGTGTTACTCCAACCGCCCCATAATTTAACAAGTGAACCGTTTGCAAGCCGCTTTATAATAGGGGTGTTATAGCTGTAAAGCGTTTCATTCCCGGCGTTGTCAATTTCGACAACGGCTTTTCCATAGAAACTTTTTTGTGTTCCGTTCGGTGCTAATTCATATCTTTTCATTTTGAATACCTCCATATAATCTTTTTAGTGTTGTTTCTTGTCTTGCTATGACTATACAATAACACTTTCAAGATTGTTTGTCAATACTTTTCAGATAAAATTTTATCTTTTTCGTGTTGGCGGTTTATCTTGTTTGTGTTGTTATTGTTATTCTAATTCTTATTATACGAATTGTCAACACCTAAATTCTATATTTACGAATTGCGACGGGGTGCAAAATTCGCATTATATAGAAGGAACGCCGCCGAACACGTTCACCCACGCCGCCCGGGGTGCATTTTGCTTTATTGCACTAAAGAGATGAAGAGGTGAGTGCCGTGTACGGCTGATTTTCTGAAAATTTTCGTGAATTTTTGCATAGAAAAAGCCCCGGGAAATCCCGGAGCAGTTTCATAGTCGATAGTCGAAAGTCGATAGTCGCTCGGCTGATAGTCGGAAAGTCGGAGCGTGGGCGAAAGTCGTTAGTCGCTCGTGTCCTCGTCAGAGTTGCTTGCTGAAAGTCGCTTCTGTTGGTCGCTTGCAATGTAGCGTTCTCTGATTTCATCAGCGGAATAGTCGTTGTCGTTCTGCTGGTTCGGTGTGAGAACGTACTCGGTCTTGTCTTGGTAGCCATAGTTGTTCTTGCCGAGGAAGATACCAGCTACCGGGTTGACCTTGCCGGAATTCATGTAGGATTCCCACAAATTTTCGAGCAAAAAGTACGCCTTTTTAATGAGGTCGGCAACGCCCGGCGGCAACGCTGTCTTATACCCATTCCCACCAACAGGAGCATTATGAGTAATAGCCCACAATGTCTGTCTACTCATGCCATTCAACGCCATAGCCATACCAGCAACAGTCGGTTTCATATCAGCGTTCGCATACAACGCAAAATAGTCGGAAAGTCGTTGCTGAACCTCCGATTCACTTTCCATATCAATGTTTGGCATATTGAACAGTGCCATGTTGACACTCAAGAACTTCGCATTATCCCCAGCGTCAAGGTTGAACCCATTCGTACCAATCACAGGAGAGTTGCCGCCCCTCGGTTTGCCTTTCTTCTTAGGCTTTGTCTCTTTCTTTCCAGTAGTCGCAACGGCTTTCGTTCCGACATTCTCCTCGCTGGAAACAGTCTCCTTAGTCGCAACAGTCTCCTCGGAATCCTCGGAACTGTCTGCTAACAGCTTATCTATATCCATTTCAGTCTCCTTTCTTCTTATTCTTATTGCAGTAGTAGAAGTAGTTGAAAATCGGTTTTTGCGTATAACTTCTATATATAGGGATTTTTCTATATAGAGGAAGTTACACGCAATACCTCAAGAACAGCTACTTTAACTACTGTAATAATAAGAATAACTCATTCTTGTGAAAAGATTGTTTTTCAATCCTTTTCAGATAGTTTGGTAAATGTCGTTTTTGATAAATACTTATCCGTTTTGTGTTAAATGAAGTTTTTGCTCTCGTAGTAGTCAATCACTCGCTCAACTTCAACCGATTTCAGCACAACGATTCTATAATCTTTGCCGCACTTCCTCTTAACCCAAAAGTCGTGTGCGGCTTCTGCGATAGAGCTGTAAGTGAGCATTTTCGTCTTGCTGGTACGCTGGTGAGGAGGACGGTATCGGTAGTCTGTGCCATACAAAAACTTCCCGGTCTTAATGTTCTGAATCGCAAACATCGTCTACCTCCTTACCAGTACCTCCGAACGCTTCCTTGATACATCTGCCGAACTCTTTAAGAGCTACACCAGCAGAGTAGGCGGCAAAGTCGAAGGTCTTCTCAATCTCGGGGTAACGACTGCGGACGTATTCAGCAAGTATGTCATTTCGTGTCTTCATTTCCCAACTCCCCCTCGAGAATCTTTTCAAGCTCCCTCGTGCCGACAGCTTTCATGTAGGTGTGCGGAGCTTTGACGGTGGATACTTTGATTGCACTCTCCTCGATACGAGCCTTGAGACGTTCCAGCAGAGAAGCGTTCTCTACCTTGACACCGTGATTGAAAAGTCGTATTTCGTCCTTCTTGAGCCATTTCTGCCACTTACCACAAGCGGCGCAGTAAAGCCCGGTCTGATTGCCGTGTTCCTCGGTGAAGAACTCCTTGCCACCACATTTGCAAACCATATTCATAGTTATACCTCCCGCCATGATTTGATACCCTTGCCGAGTTCGACAGAGAGTTTCGTGCTGATAATTCGGGCGTGTTCGTACTGTGCTTTCACGCCGAGAACAAAATATTCGGTTCTGCCATTCTCAATGTTCTTCTGATTCTGATTGAGAAGGTCAGCTTGGTACAGGTTCAAGAGCCGTACCAACTCCTGTTTTTCTGCTAACTGCATTACGATTTCTCCTTTCTGTCAAGCCAATCGTATAAATCTTTCACACACTTGGGGCAGAGGTCATATTCATTGCTGTCAATGCTATACTTGCCCTTGACATGATCTTATGTCAGAAATACAAAGCCACTCGTTTCATCACTCTGCCAATCAAAATACTTTCCACACCTGTCACATTTTGTAGCCCATGCCATTTACAGCACCTCCTATGATCGTGTCACAATCTGAATTACAAGGTTACACAGGTTAATCACGAGCGCTGCAATGCACAAACCGGTAGCGTAATTCGACCCAGCGAAGACGGTTTGGTGTGTGACCTTCCTGTAAATTGGGTAGCCAATCAGCCACCCAACAAAGAACACGGTTGCAAAAGAGAACAAAAACCACATTACAATGAATAATGCCGTCATTACAGCACCTCCTTCAAGTCTTCCTTGAGAAGAAGCAGAAGCTCCTTCAAATCAGCAAGGGTGAATCCTTCCTTGTTACAGGTGTTGGTTCGTCCCAAATGCTTATACCAGTTGATAATCGTGCCGCTGTCACGATGAATGATATAGAACTCGTCTTCCCAGCGATAGAGAAGGAAGTTATCGGTGTTCTGTGGATAACCACACATTACATCAATGTCAATGATTTCATCATCGGTGAAAACTTCTCCAAACACTTTACAGAAATCGTCTCTGTCAAAGTGATACTGCGGAAGGGTTTCGAGATATTTGCTCATTACAGCACCTCCTTCAATTTCAGACCACAATAGGTTGCATAACCGCTCGAGGTCGATTTCCTGTCGAACCATTCCGGGTGACGCTCCATTTCAGAATTAAACTTACGAGCCGACAGGATATAAGCACCCTCTGACTTCGCCCAAATCTTGAAAGCGTTGTACAGGTCTTTCGCCTTGATAACGGTCGGTGAGTTTTCCTCCGGGACACGCTCACAGCGGTTCTCGAGGAACTGTAATACGAGGTCGTTATCACGCTCGTACTTGGTGACAACCGATTTCAGACTGCCGCTCATTGCAAGTCCACGCTCCTTGTAGTGGATATATCCACGCACCAGCCACATGAAAATGCCGCTCATGCTGGACTGCTCACACAGTTCGTCCTTGAGGTGAGTGTCCTGTTCCTCCGGGGAGAAGTGGCGGTTGAACTCTACCACCTTGATACGCTCGGAAGCGAACAGGGACTTGTCTGTCACCATCGGAAGGTCGTTACATGAGAGCCAAAGAGTGAACTGCGGCTTGAATGTGATAGCTGACTGATACAATGCTCGAGCGGATATTTCCTCGCCGCCTGTGAGCTGTTTGATTTTCTCCTCGTCCAGCTTGCCGTATTCGTTGCTCTCGCTCATTGTGACAAAGCGTTTGCCCTTCAACCCGGCAAGGGTAGGGCTGGCGGCTTCTGCGTCCTTCTGACGGTCTCCACGACAAATCATACCGACCGGGGCAACCTTGGCATAGTCACCGAGCATAGTCTCGATGGTGTTGAGCAGAGTAGACTTACCGTTACGAGTGGTCTTACCATGAAGAATGAACATACACTCCTCGTTGCTCATACCCAGCATGGAATAACCCAAAGCTCTTTGAAGGAAGTCTGCCTTGTCCTCGTCATTCTGTGTGACCTCTTTGATGAACTTCTCCCAGCGTTTACACTTGACCGTCTTGGAGATAGTATGGCTAAATGCTGTCTGCATGGTGAGAAAATCGTCCCAGCTATGTTCCCGGAAGGAGAAGTCTCGAAGGTCGTATGTACCGTTCAAGCAGTTAATCAGATAGGGGTCTGCGTCAAACTGCACAGCAGAGATACGAAGCTCCCCGGTAGCGTCCTTGAGGATTCTATCTCGCATACGTCTGTCACCCATCTTATTGACGAATCCGGTATAGGACTTTCTGGTATCATCGTCCTCGATTTCTCCGCAGTAGAGAATCATCAGACGGACGAAATCTTTAATCTTCTCGGACGCGAGAATTGCTCCCTCGTCCTTACGCCATGCTCCTTCGTGATAGGTGTACCAGCTCTTGTGTTCCGGGCAGTAGCGAGCTTCGTGAGAGTAGAGCAAGCCGAACAGGTTTGCCATACCCATTTCAGACCATTCAAAGCCGCTGGAAGTCTCGTCAGCTTTCTCCGGGTGGTACTGCTTAATCAGATACATTTTCGAGGAGAAATCCTCGTCCATAATGACACGACCGTTTCGTGTCTTGAAAAGCTCTTGCATTATCTATCACCTCGCCATTACCTTATTGATAAGGTCTTCGTAGAGGTGCTTGTAAAGATCCCTTTCGATCGTTGCAGAGTTGTCAACAGGCTCACTCTCGTCCATAGGAGCGGCGATACCGAGTGAGCAGAGGATTCCAGCATTGACACCCTCCATTTCCTTATCGGTACAGGTACGGACGAAATCGCCCAGCCTGTCCTTATTGACCGTGTAGATGGTCTCACACAGAGCGGTTGAAGGAATCTTGCACAACACCTCTGCATGAGTAGGCATGAGACGCTTTTCCTTGGTGGTGAGATAGACCACCTCGACAACATCTGCGTGTTCGTTCAATTTATCAGAGGAGACAACGATTGCTGGTCTTCCCTCTGTATTACTCGGGTCTGTGGCGTAGCACTTGGAGTTGGAAATGTAAAAAATATCTCCTCGCTTCGCCGGGACGTTCTTATTCATGTAATATGCCATTATTTCTTACCTCCCATAACTGCGATTGCACATTTCTGTTTGTCCTCCAACCACCACGAACACTGCTCGGTTACACAGAAAACAGGCTGTGTGCCAATTTTCACGGTGTTATTCTCGTCTACGACAGTGTTAGTCGTGAGGAGAGGACAGATTTTGTTCTGTTCCATTTTCTGATAACCTCCTATATTTTCCGCAGTAACACTTTGAGGATTTGCACCTCAAAGCGTAGCGGCATTGATTATGTAGAGGGCAAGCGTGGCAGACACATCTTTTCTTACAGTCTTCACATCTTGTCTGCACGACATTCACCTCCGTTCTTTATTGAACTCGCCCCACAAGGGGGCGAGATTTTAGGATAAGAGAAAGACCGGGCGAACGCCAGGAGAATTGGAAGCGTCGTCGTAGTCCGCAATACCGTAGTTGTCGACAAAGGCAAAAGTGGAAGCGGAATCCTCAACTTTGTTCTGCAACCAGTACCATTCCCATGTGCCTGTCTCCGAACCTTGGAAAGCGATACGCTCACGGCGATTCTCCATGCCGTAGAAGCGTCTCACAGATACAGGCTCGTCCTTACCGTAAGGGTTCTCTCCGAAGATTTCACGCTCGGTAGGAATACGGAGCATATCAAAGCAGTTCGTCTGACCTACTCGCATACCAACCATGTGACCCTTGATTTCCTCCGGGAAGCTCTCGAAGATTTCGCCGTTCAGCTTCTTGCGAAGGTCGGAATGTTCGTAGTCAACCTTTTCGGCTCTGCCGGGATTCTCGAACATTTTCTGCTCGTCCTTGAGACAGTCAACGATGATGAACAGCATACCGTTCGGGGTCTCACGAATGGCTTTCGCCTTAACCTTCTCACCAGTGGTGAGGTTGAAGGAGATAATGTCTCCTAACTCGAATAACTCTGTGTCTACTGTGATTTTTCTGATAACTTCCATTGTGAAGTCCTCCTTTATTGAACTTTGAATGTGATTTCGTGACCCGGGTTCTCTTTGATAAGAACCTGTTTCATGTCCTCAACCATCATATTGTTGTCGAGTGCGGCTTTTACAACATCGACCAGTTTCTTACCGTCCAAATAAGCCCAAACGGTTTTTCTTTTGTTTCTCATAGTATGTACCTCCTACAATCTTTATTGGATAATTTCTTATCTCTTTGTGATTATAGGATAACACATACAAGATTGAATGTCAATACCTAAAAGATAAATTTTTATCTTTTCTGTGCAAGTTATCGTCTTCTATGTTTAAGTGCTTTTCGCACTCCCTCAGAGCGTTGCTCATATAGCTCACTGAATCGCCTATGTTCCTCACGAATGACTTTCTTTTCTTCCTCGCACAGTGCCTTTTCGTATAGGTACTCGGGATATATACCGTGACAGCCGGGGTGTCGCTTCGGAGCAACGCAGTCCTTACAGCATTTAATCTTCATCGCTTGTACCTCGTGACGCTGTTACAGATAGTTCGCAGTTCGTTCCTATCAAGAGGTGGGTCACAGGCAACCGTATTGGCGTACAACAGCTCCTCGTAAATCTGTGACTTGGAATAGCCTTGATTGTGGAGCATACCAGCGAGGGAGGTGAGACAGATATTGCGGCTTCCGTCCGGGATTCTCGGATAGACTGGACGGAGCTTCACACGCCCATTTACGACAGGTTCTTCCCATACAGGGGCGTATATCTTGTCTCGCCCAACAACCACCTTATCGGAAGTCTCTCGAGCTTCCGGGAAGTATTTCTCCACCACATAATCAATCGCTTCTTGATTTTCGATGATTTCTCGGTAGAGAAGGGTGTTCCCGGTCATAATGAAGTAGCGAGCCGCCTTGTAAATCTCCACGCCAGCAAGATTGTTCTTGCCCTTGAAGGGGAGAGTTCCACGGAGTAGGATATGGAATCCACGCCCACTCCGGGATTTCTCCGTATAGCTGTGGCACTTACCGACAATATCAGCCCCGAGGACGCTCATAAGACCGTCTTCATCGTACCCCTCGTCAATATCAATCCCGACATACCCATTGTCCGCAAACACGAAACCGCAGTAGTCGTAATAGTGCTGGTTGTACGATTCGAGAGCAGTCTCGAAATCAGACCATGTTTCCGGGTTGGTAGAGGAAGCGGCTTCGTTCTCCCATGCTTTCATAGGGACTTTGCTTCCATCATTCGCACACACCCACTGGTCGAGTTTCTTTAATTCCTCGGGAATATTGTCATAGTAAACCACGCCGCTTTGCCACCTTTCTTTCCAGCTCATTTACGAGCTTCCAAATGCTGTCCTGTGAGATACCTTTGGACTTCGCCAACTGATAGATATTGTCCGGGAAGGTATCGCCCTCACGATAGATATACAGGAGCATTGCTCGGTCATTATCGGAGAACGACTTGAGTGCGCTGTCACACGCCGCCCAGTTATGTTTGTCTGCTTCCGAGTGGAACTTCGGTCTGTCGTGTCGAGCATAGAATCGCAGACAATGATTCACATACTCGGAGTAGAAAGTTCGGCTCATTTACTTGCCCTCCTTCATTTCCCCATACATGGAACTCAACTGGGCTTTCTTCGCTGTCTTTTTGACCTCGACACCCTCGAAATACCACTGGTTATCAATGCAGATAGGGTAGTCCGGGTTGTCAGATTCCACCAGCTTACCAGTGTCAATGATATGCTGTGCCGCAGACACGGAGAGGTTGTTCTTTACGAAGTCCTTCCCGGTGCGGAGCAGAGCGTTCACTCTGCCGTTGACGTTCTTCAACTTATACATTGTGTATAACCTCCTTAAATTCATTATTCAGAGCTTCCACATCGACATTGCAAAGCTCCTTGAGTTTGTAGCGTTCCGGGTAGGTATCGTCCATTTCGTAGACCTCCCTCATGTGAATGTGTTCCTTCAACATATCCCGGTAGAATCTCTCGAGACGCTTCTTACCGAACCCGAGGTAAACATGAAGCGTCCACAGCACCATTGCGTCAATGTCGAGAGAATAGGCTTCGTCATGCTCGAGAATCTGTTGGTCGATTTCGTGGATTGCCGCCGCTGTCGCTCTTTCCTTGGCTGACTTCTCCGCATGAGAGACCATGTGGTCGAAATCACTGACTTTCAGATTCAGAGTGGGTTCTTTCTGTACCTTAATTCCGGCTTTCTTCTGCCTACGCCGTTCAGCTCTGTTCATTACCCACACCTTCCTTCAAGAGCGAACCATAAGGGAGGGTGAGAATCCAATCGCAGAACATACGCCACTCGTCCAGTTTGTGACCTCTGCGATATTCCAGCATATTCAGAAGGTTTTCGTAGGTCATAGTGACCGTTCGCTTCTGATTGAAAGAGGAGGGCAAAAGCTGAATCATATTCCACCAAAACTGCTTGCGCTCTACATCGGTGAAATCGCCCTCGCTTACGAGCCTGTTGTAATCGTTGTACCAGCCACGATTGTTGTTAAGCTCGTTAATTACAACACCGAGAATAGCCTTGCTCGGCTCGTCCAAATGCTCACAGGAGAAGTCCTCGAAGGTGAACTCCTTTGCCTGTATCTTGTGCATGGTGGAACAGCTATTAGCTGTCGTGCCGACCTTGTATGTATCGAACTCCTTCCACCAGTAGAGAGGAGCGGTAATATCCACTGATACGAAAATCTGACGGAGGAACTTACGGTGAGGTGCGCCGCCATGAATGAGCCGGGTCATAAGGTCAACGTCATTTTCCCCGAGACACATCTTGTCACCGTCAAATACGGTGTCAGAGCGTTCCCAGCTATTGAGAGGATTTCTCATGCCACGAATAGCGTGTTTGATTCCCCATACCTCAATCTGTTCAAATTTAATCATCGCTCATTCCTCCTTAATAGCGGTTCTTGGCTCGAGACAGGCTTGCCATCTGACGCTTCTTCATGTCCTCATAGAACTCGTTGCTCGGGTTATCCACCTTGTAGCAAGGGCGGTCTCCGAAGAACACACAGTAGGTGTCAGTGGTCTTCTCATGTACGATGGTGGTGTATTCCTCGGTCATAGCCGAACCAGCCATAACAGGCTCACCAGCTTCGGTCACATCGAACCCGGTACAGGTGCTACCCCAAATCTGTAAGAAGCACTCAATACTGAAATCGAGGTAGACTTTCTTGCGGCTCTCATTCTCCTTAATCTCGGCAATCTTCTGAATGAAGTCCGGGTCATGGGCGAGAGCCTGTTGTGCCTTATAGAGCAGAAGCTCCAAATTCGGGATTCTTGCCACCATATCTCACACCCCCTCTACATGGGAAGCGAGCATATCGGCTTGGTGTGTCCACAGAACATTTGTATATTTATGCACTGCTCGTGTATAATCGTTCCATTCGGACTTATCGCAGAAAGCTCCCATGTGATAGCGAATACACATGATTTCCTCCTCGGTGAGCTTGAAATACTGTGCCAGCACCATAACCGACTTATCACCGTGACCCTTGAGCAGAGTGTCCGTAGCGTATTCCCACTTGGAATCGTCTCTGATTTCCTCGCCGCCGAAAGTTTCAGCAATGACCGGGTGCTGGTAGTTGTCCATCTTACAGAGGTCGTGGAACATACCAACCAGCAGAGGTGAGCGTGGGTTCTGCCAGTCAAGACGGCAATCCTCTGTGAGCTTTTTGAGGTAGCGAGCTACCATGTAGCTGTGGTCGAATAAACCACCCTCATAATTACCGTGATACTTGGTGCTTGCCGGAGCAGTGAAGAACCCCTTATCCAACAGGTCTTTCTTGACCTCCGGGGGAACAATGTCACCCATGAGGTTATTGAACTTCTCAATACGTTCTGCCAGTGTCATACGTCACCCTCCTGTCTGTGAAGACTGCGCTCTTTCTCGAACCCATTCGGGTAACGGTTGCGGAGCTTGTCTACGTTCATCTGCAACACCGTCTCGAGGTCGTAGCCGATAGCGTGGGCGGTAACTGCGAGATACCACGCCACATCGCCCAGCTCTTTTGCGAGGTGAGCTTTGTCCAGCTCGTGACCTTGGAAGCGGTACTTCTTAACCATATCCACACATTCGCCGGATTCACCACAGAGACCCATGACGCCATTGAGAAGAATCTCGTCATTGTTCGGGTGGTTCATGCCAGCCGCAGTGCGGAGAGCTTCGGCCTGATACTCATTGATAGTCATGCTTTTTCCTCCTGTGATTTCGCCAATTCGAGATACTTCTTCAAGTACCAATCGGCTTTCTTAATGTCCTCGACACCGTTCTTATTCCTGTGTCGGTAGATATATTTGAGAGCATTGCATACACAGAAGTCCTTCGTAGCTTCCACGCCCTGTGTCTCGAGCATTACCTCAATGCACTCGAATTTCCCGGTCTCATAATGTGCCGGGTGATTGACATTATCTGTCATGCGACACCTCCTATTAAAAATCCGGGAGAGGAGCTTGCCCCTCCCGGCTGATTGCTTAACCCAACAGTGCGTCAATATCCAGTCCAGTCTTAGCCGGAGCAGAAGCGGTCTGTGTCTTAGGTGCGGCTGTCGGAGCGGCATTGTTACCAGTGCCGAGAGTAAGCGCACGAGCGACAGGCTCGGTGTCGAAACCATCTGCCGGAGACTTGTCCCCGAGGTTTGCGAAAGTGACTTCCTTGTTCGGGTCTTTGTTGCTCGGAACTTTGGTGTGAACAACCTCTGCACGAATGTAGTGATTGATAAGCTGTTCCGGGTCAATATCCTCCATCGTGTAATCGTTCATAGCCGTCTTAGCGAAGTAGGAGAAAGCGTTCAGAGCCTTTTCGTTGTACTCGTCATTCTTATCCTTGATGGAGAAACGCTCGGTGTGGGTTGCCCCCTGTGCGTTTACCAGCTTGATTTCGATACGACCGAAATCCTCGTCATAGGTTGCGTCATAAATGCGGAAAACGTATTCCCCCTCCGGGATAATTACAAAACCGCTCGTCATAGGGATTCTTGCCATTGTAGTGTCCTCCTTAAAAAATTCCTTTTTTCGTACTGTTGGTGAAGAAGATTTCAACCAACTTCCATGCCTGTTCCTCGGTGAAACCAGCCTTGATATGGCTGTCATACATATTGTGAAGCTCGATAGCGAGTTCATCGTACTTCTCAACCTTGAGAGCTTCCTCACGCTGTTCTTCGAGAGCTTTCATTTCCTTGGTCTGCTTCTTATGCAGTTCCATGACCTGCTCGGTCAGTTCCTTACTGTTTGCCATGAATTTATCCTCCTTAAAATTTGTCGAAATGCTTATCGAAGCTCTTTCGGGTCTTATTCATACCCATTACACTTGCGATAACCATGATGATGTAGAAGACAACGGCGATGATTTCCGGCAAAAATACCAGCCACCACGACCACGAAATCACACCGAATACCTTCAACAGAACGAAAATGATTGTCAGAATTTCAGTAAAGCCCATAAATTTATCCTCCTTATTTAACCGTCATGCGGTAGGTTTCAGATTTCTTGCTGTACTTATCCAGCAATCCGTCAGCTTTCAGAGCGTCCTTATCAACGCTGGTAGTCTCGGAACGAGAGACAGTCCACACATAGGTAGAACCCTTGACCTCGACCTTCTTATCACCGTCACGGAACTGCCCCATAGCGTGTTCCTTGATAATGTCATTGATGGTCTTGAGACGCTTCTCCTTGTCTGCTGTGGAAGCAGAAATCTCGTCCAGCTCCTTCTTGAGACCTTCGGCTTCTGCAATCAGAGCTTCAATGTCAGTCTCGGGAGACAGGGTGTTGGTGCGGAGTGCCGCAAGGATTTCAGCGTCCTTCTTCTCGTCATATTCCGGGGAGATACCAGTATCGACATAATCAGCCCACCACTGCTCAACAGCGGCTACCTTGTCTGCGAAGTCCGGGTAACGCTCGGAGACCTTGAACTCAACAGTGATGGTGTTGCTTGCGGTCGGCTGATATGCCGCCGGGTCTTTGTAGTCCTTCTCGTCAAGGAAGGAAGCGACCATAATCACATCGTCCACACCGTACAGGTAGGCGTATAATGCCGCCTGTAATGCGTAATACTCGGGAACATCGTTCTGCCAGTCCTCCGCACGTTTGGTGGTCTTCATTTCGAGAACAGCTTCGATGGTCTTGCCGTCTTCGCCCTTCATCAGATAGTCCCACATACCGCCGAGGTGTTTGCTCTCCTGGAAGAAATCTCCCCATGTCTTATTGAAGTAGTCCTCACCCCACACATCAGAAGGACGAACAATGTCCATGCCGTAGGACTGCTCCATGTAGCGAGCCTGTTTCGGTTCGATGGTCTTACCAGCGACCGTGTAGATAGTGTCCTCGAAGGGCTTCTCATAGGTCTTGGTAATCGCACACCACATTTCAAATGCGGTACTCCACGGATTCAGACCGAGGATAGTAGCGAAGCGAGTACCTGTGATTTTCTTGGTTTTCTTAGGAGGGGCAATCTGAATACGATTGCCCTCGAGCCACTTAATGTCAGCCATTACTTAGCCCCTCCTTCCAGCATTGCGGTAATCTTCTGAATCAGCGTCTCGCAATCGGACTTGGAAATCTCCGTGAATCCCTTGGTCTGCACTGCGATGTTCGCAATCAGTTCCTCCTTGCTCGGGTCAGCGTCCTTGAGCTTCTTGAGAACTGCTTTCAGACCCTTAATCTGTAAAGCAGAAGCATTGTCAGCCGGGGCAGTCAGATTCTCCTTCACTTCCTGTCTCTGCTCGGGAGTAGCCGGAGCTTTCTTCTCTGCCGCCGGAGCGGAAGCAGTCTCACCCTTGCCGAGATTTGCATCAATGGAATCGCTCTCGCAAATGTCCAGCGCAATCATATACAGGTAGCGGCGCATATAAGTGATGGAAGAACCGAGAGCTTGCATTTCGTTCGTAGCCTGTTTACCAGCGTTGCTTACGATAGGAGCAATCTGATTGAACGGAGCAACGAACGGTATGGATTCCTCCGGGTTGTCGGTGTTGATGATGTTCATGGTTGCAACATCAGCGGTGAAGTTCACCACAGGGATAAGACCAACCTCATTGAAAATGCGGATAGCGGTCGGTACAATGTCCTCAAGCTCGAAGTATTTGAAGGACAGGTGCATATTCTTTCCTGTCTTCTCCACGTTCGCTTCAAGGAACTTTGCCCTTGCAGTAAGGAGCTTCTGATATACATTTGCGGTCTTGGTAGTAGTTGCCATTTTCTTTGTCCTCCTTGGCTTTTTAGTTTTTTCGGGTTTGATACCCTTGAAATCGTCAACTCGCTTTTTCGCCATTGCGATGTAGAAACTTCTGTCTACCTCGTCAATGGACAGCTCGTTATCGTTGTCGATGATACAGTGTTCCGGGAGAGAATCTATTTTCGCTTCGGAATCGTCCTCGGCTTTCACCTTGAAGATTTTTCCGTATCTCTCGTCCGCTGTGGCGTACACTCTGTTCACCTTCTGAACGGACTGCTTTTCACCGTCCACCACATGATAGGCTTCTCGGTACTTCGCCCCGGCTTTGGCGATAATCTGAAACTGGAAAATATCATCGCAACTATTGATGGTGTCTTCGACAGGCGTTCCGTTTACAAAGAACTCCTTGAGGGCGGTAGCCACAATCACACAGGAGTTATTGATATTGAAAGCACCAGCCGGAGCGATACCCTTCACGAGATAGCCGCCTTTGGCTTTTGCTTTGCCGCCCGGCTGAACCTCAACGTAGTTGTTTACGTCTTTCTGCGCTATCTTGACAACGGTATCTTCCTCGAGGTCAAAGCCTGTGCGAGACTGCCATTCAGCACAGATAGCGGTCAGTGTGTCGTAGTCCTTCTTATCGCACTCGACCATGATACCGTCCGTGTTGAGCTGGACAATTCGCAGTCCTTCAATCTCTTGGTAACAACGCTCTGCAAGTTCCAGTAGATATAACTGCCCGGAAATGCAGACCGACCTACCCATGAGAGGGTCGTAGAGGTCGTTGTACTGATTCAGCAAGCAACCGTAGGTGGTGTTGCAAACCAGTTTCAGAGCGTTCGCTGTATGCTTATCGCCAGCGGCTTTCGCTTTCATTCGGCGGTCGAGAATGTCCTCGTAAATCTGCGGAGACGGAATGTTTCTGCTCGTGTACCCATTGATGGTACAGAGGTGTGGATAGTAGCTTCCTACGTCCTCATTCCAAATTCCTCTATCATCGGTTTCTTCCCAAAAGAAGTTTGGGATTGCACCATGAATACCGCCATACCCGAGTGTCACAGGACACTCACCGATGTTCAGATTGAACTTGCCTTTGAAAAGCTCACTGTCTGAAATAGAGAGGTCATACATTCTATCGAAGAAAGCGAAAACCTCGGGTGGTATGTACTCTTTTCGCAGATTGTCCGGGTACACATACTTGCGTTCATCATCGTGCGGCTTCTTGGTTGCTTTCAGCATTGCCGCAGTCAGTTTGGCGTTCGTCATACCCATTGCCTTGACTTCATCAAGACCAGCCAGCCGACCGAGGTTGATTTTGTTCTTCAAGTAGTCTTTACGAATGTCAATCAGTCTCTCGGCGGTATCAACGTCATGTTTACAGTAGAACTCCGTCTCGGCTTTTTCCTCCGGGGTTAGAGGACGGTCAATGTCAAACGGTACGCTGGATTCTTTAACCGACATACCGAGGTGTCCTTCAATGGCTTTAAGGGATAACCCCTGTTGCGTATCGTCTCGAATATCCACATTACTGAAACGGAAGTAGATACCATCGAGAAGCGGACACTGCCAGCCTTGCCCTCCGGCAATAATGAAATCGTTGACCTTTTTAATTTCCTCCGGGGCAAACCCGGCGGCAATCGCTTTGATGATGTACTGGTCGTAGTGTTTCGAGTTGAAACCGACATAGATACAATCATCGGACAATGCCATTTTCAGAGCTTCGTTGTCGTTCCAAATACAGGTGTAAACGCCTGTTTCCTTATCCTTGAGGGTTACGAGCCAGTCATAGGCGAAGACCTCACAGTCATAAGAAATCAATCGCATGGGCTTGTCCCTCCTTCCTTTACGAAGTAACAACCGTTCTTTCGATAGGTCGTACATCGCTTCTTATAGGACTTCACGAGGTAAGCTATATCGTCCACGAAATCGTAGGCGATAGGGTCTGACTTTCCCTCGAAGGTACGAGCGATACGCCCGATACTCTGTGTCACCACAGCGTAGTCCTTCTGTGGGGTGGTGAGGTACAGACGCTCCAACCGTGGTACGTCCAGCCCTTCCTTCGCCAGTGAGTATGTAGCAAAGAGGTATTTCTTCTTGCCGCTCCTCATGTCCTCAAGAGCCTGTTCTCGTTCAGCCTTGCCCTTTTTGGTTGTCATTTTGCCGCTTATCATCACAGCGTCCTTCTGCATATCAGCCGGGAGAAGACTTATCAACGTCTCGAGGTGATTCAGCCTGTCAGACAGAATCAGAGAAGGTCTCTGTTCAATGGAATCTGCAATAAGCTGATTCCGGGCGGCGTTTTCGGTAAGATAGGTAATGAGCTTGGTGTAGTTCAGCGTTCCGTCCGTGTTGAGGGCTTCCCGGCTTATCTGCACCCCTGTACCCACAGGGTAGATACCTACCTTCATAATCTTGTCAGCCACAGCTTCGTCCGGGACTTTGTAGGCAACCTCACCAACAAGGGCGTAGGTAGCTTTAATCATTCCATCTGACCTGTGTACCGTTGCTGACAGACCGTATTTGTGTCGTGCCGATAAACTGTTCAGCACTTTTTGATACTGTGTCACGGCGGTAGGACTGCCGCTGACCCTGTGTACCTCGTCTGTGATTATGCAATCCCAGTAGTCCCGGTACTGTGCGAGGTCGAGCTTGCACATGGTCTGAATCGTGGCGAAGGTGATTCCTTCACCGAGATTGACTTTTCCTTCCGTGATAGTACCCATGAGGTCTTCGCTCATATAGAGCTTGGCTCGTTCCTTACTCTGTTTGATAAGGTCGAGTGTGTGGCAGAGCCATAATGTACGCCGTCCCAGCCTTGCGGCGAGGGCAATACCCATCTGCGTTTTACCGCTTCCGGCGGCACTCTGTAATATCCCATACTGGGCGGCTACCATCGCTTGTACGGCGGTTTCTTGGTAGTCATAGAGTGGAACATCAGCGTTATAATTCACCTTCACAGGGGCGGCAAATTCGCTCAAGAACAGTGCCTTATCGGATATGTCCTTCGGTAGTAGCCGGAGTGTTCCGAACGGAAGCACCAGCGTTGTTCCTCGGGTCTCATAGAGCGACAGGACTTTCGGCGTGTTTCCGAGCCATAGGTTCATGCGAGATTTCTTCGCATATTCCGGGTTTGGTATTGTGAGATTTCTCTTGCACCACAGCACCATTTCCGGGGTAGGGTTCTCGACCGTCAGTGTGTTTGAGACTTCAATCAGCATTTCTTCAACCACCTTTCCAGCGGCGTTCCATACTCTCGAATATCTGTCAGATTCAGAGCTGACTTCTCATAGGAGAGAGCCACCATTGAAAAGTGAGGAATCATAATGATTTCGTCCTCAACCTTGAGTGCGAACCAGCCCTCGCCATTTCCACAGGCTTTCCATGTTTCCATAGCAAAATGCTGATTTTCTTCCACTCTCGAGAGAGGGAATCGGTTGTTTGAACACACCTTACAGTCAATGAGGTACGCCGTTTTACCCTTAACAGCGATAACGTCTGCTGGTTGTCCGGCGGCGTTTTGAGCCATGTTGTGACACCAAAATCCATGCTGGAACAGTAGCTCACAGAACTCGGTCTCAAAACTGTTACCGATTTTTCGGTTAGTAGCCATGTTCTTTCAGCACCTCCTTGACGGTCGAGTGAACGTCTTTATCGTCCACATAACTGTCAAGGTCTCGAATCAGTTCTGAAAGCTGTTCTATCTGATTCTGATAGTAATTCGCACAGTCCATACCCATGTGCTTATCAATCAAATCCTCAAAATCCTTCGGGGATAGGATTGTTTCGGGTCTGCCGTTACTTAGCGTCAGCATTTGTGGCATTTACATTCACCTCCTGTTCATACTTTTGCATGAGAGCAAGAACGCTCTCACTGTATGAGGTGGATTTGATACCGTTTTCCCATGCTTTCTTAGCACCGTAGTCACCCATGTTGTATGCCATCAGAGCTAAACCGTAGTCATTGTAGTTCTGAATGTACGAACCAATTACCTTGATTCCACAGAAGACATTCTGATATGGGTCGAGCATATCCGCTGTTCTGTATTCCTCTGCCAGCCATTTGTGATTGATGGTGTTAATCTGCATGAGACCGTAATCCCCGGTATTGCTAACCACTTCCGGGTTGAACTTGCTCTCTTGGTCTATCATTGCGATAACGAGTGACACTGGAACATTTTCGTCCGCACACACCTCGTAGATGTATCTCTGTAAGCTGTGTGAAAGTGGTACATCGAAATATGTAACTTCTTCTGCAACCGGGAGGGAATCGGCTTCGTAGGAAGGAACTTCAACCGTCTCCGTTACGGTAACTTGTTTCTTCGGAGCGGTAGCTCGTCCTACGACAAGACCACCGATAAAGCCAATCAGTACCAGCGTACCGATGATGATATATGCTTGAATCACAGCGAGCTTGTGTCTGTTGATTCTTTTTGTTTTCGTTCCTCTACATTGCGTAGCCATTTTTGAAAATCCTCCTCATTCTTAGGGTCTGCGTAAAACTTTGTGATGATACCCACTAAGGGTCTTGCGAGGTCATTTACCTGTACTTCTGACAGGTTCATTCATTCTCACGTTCCTTGAGAATTTCCTCGCAAACAGCGAGAATCTGCTTTGCTTTCGGGTAGGTATACACCCCTCGGAGAATACTTGACATCATAGGCGGCTGAACTGCATAACCTCGCTTCTGCAATTCCAGTATCATGTCTACCTGTGTCATTCCCACGTTTGCCATTCTCTCTTTAATGTCCACGAATCTCTTACCTCCTTTACGATATAAATTCTTGAAATCAGAATTGCCATTGACAAATAGGCGAATTATTGTTATTATTCTTATAAGACCATCAATAACTATAACTTCCCGAAAACTGCCATTTTCGAGAGGTCGCTTTCTTATTGTCAATTCGCATTTCCCGAACTTCATGTTCTTATTCTAATTCTTATTATGCGAATTGTCAATAGGGAAATTCGGTTTTTACGAATTTATTTTTTGCAGAGGAGGAATCACTATGACATTCGCAGAGAATATCAATCGTATCTGTGCTGAAAAAGGCACGAATCTGACCGCCATTGTCAAAGCTGTTAAGGGTTCAAGTTCTTTCGCAACAGCCATCAATACCAAAGGGTCATTACCGAAGGAATCCGAAATGCTGGAAATGGCAAAATTGCTTGAGTGTTCCGTCATGGACTTCTTCGCAGACGAGGAAGACTTACCCGAGACCAAACCAGCCAACGAAGACGAGGAAGACATTCTTCGTATCTACCGGGGATTGTCCCGGCGAGCGAAACATGAGTTCATGTCTATGGCTTATGAATTTGAGAACCGTGAGGAGCTTGAGGGGGATAAGGGAACAACTGCGGCAGTGTGATAAGGTCATTCCCTTCGCTTTGATATATAGAAAGAAGATATTGGAGGTGAGACTATCAAAGCGGTAATATATGCTCGTTACTCGAGCCACAACCAACGAGAAGAATCAATCGAGGGACAGCTTCGTGAGTGTCACGAATTTGCCCTCAAGAACGACTTCATTGTCGTAGACGAATATATTGACCGGGCTATCTCCGGCAAGACAGACAACAGACCGAGCTTCCAGCGGCTTATCAAGGACAGCGAGAAGGGGCATTTTGACGCTGTGATTATGTACACCCTTGACCGCTTCGCCCGGAACAGGTATGACAGTGCCATTTACAAAGCAAAACTCAAGCGCAATGGTGTGAAGATTTTCTACGCCAAACAACCAATGCCGGACACCCCGGAGGGAATCATTCTTGAATCAGTCCTCGAGGGATATGCGGAGTATTACAGCGAGAACCTTGCCCGGAGTATCAAGCGAGGTATGAAAGAGAACGCTCTCCACGGTATCGCTATGGGAAGTCCTGTGCTTGGATATAAGATAGGAAACGACCGTCAGTATGAGATTGACCCAGTGGGTGCAAAAGCCGTCAGAACCATTTTCACGATGTATGCAGAGGGAAAATCCAAAACGCAGATTGTAAACTGGTTGAATGAGCATGGGTTTAAGACCTCCCGAGGAAATGCTTTTAATAAGAACAGCCTGTCCCGGATTCTGCGGAATGATAAATACATCGGAGTGTACCGATACGATGATGTAGTCTTGGAGGACGCAGTACCACCTATCATCGACAAGACCTTGTTCGATAAGGTGCAGGCAACCTTCCGGCACAACTACACAGCCCGGGCAAAAGCCAAAGCCATAGAGGACTATCTACTCACTACAAAGGTCTTCTGCGGTCACTGTGGCGAGCCTATGGTGGGTGAGAGCGGCACTTCAAAGACCGGGAAGGTTCACCATTATTACAAGTGCGTGAATCGTAAGAGGAAGCACAACTGCGAGAAGAAGGTCGAGAAAAAAGAATGGCTCGAGCGGACTGTCGTTGAGTTCACGGTGCAACAGGTACTCACCGATGAAAACATAGAGAAAATATCCACTCGAGCTATGGAACTGATTGAGAAGGAGCTTCAAGACACTTCCGTTCTCATAGGTTTACAGGAACGATTGAAGGAGACCAATAAGAGAATCAAGAATCTCATGTCTGCAATAGAGCAAGGCATTATCACACCAACAACGAAGGAACGTCTTGAGGAGCTGGAAGAAGAACGCAGAGACCTCGAAGGGCAGATTGCCCGGGAGGAAATGAAAAAGCCCCTCTTGACGAAGGAGCGAATCATGTATTGGCTCGAATCGTTCAAGAGGGGTGATATTGAAGATGTTGAGTATCAGCGGCGTATCATCGACACGCTTGTCAACTCGGTTTATGTGTATGATGATGGGGATAAAGGACGTAAGCTCGTGCTGACTTTCAACATTTCGGGGAACAATACGCTCACTATCTCGAGTTCGGATATTGAGCGCACAGCTCCACCAAATAGTGCAAATCCGAACTCATTCTTTTTCGTGAAGCACTGTGTCGGATTTGTTTTCATAGTAGAGGACGTAGGTTAAACTGCGTCCTCTTTTTTAGGTGTCTCGTAAGTAAGAGCCTGTTTGGAATCTCCAATGCCAGCAGTAGTCGGGTCAGTCACGATACCGAGAATCGTAAGGACTGCGAACAGGGCATTGACAACAGCCAACAGCTTGTCCCCCAGCTCACCCAAATCGAGGGTATAACCGAAGACAGCGGCAACCACCTGTACCAGCAGAAGCACCGCCGGAATCAGAGCAATCCAAAAGCTCTTGTTTTTGATACGCACTTTCCAGTTAATCATGTTGATTTCCTCCTTAAAATTGATGTTTGAAGTAGTTAAAGTAGCTGTTCTTGGGTTTTTTCGTATAACTTCCTCTATATACGCGCGTATCTATAAAAAGTTTACGCAAAAACCGATTTTCAACTACTTTTACTACTTGGGTTAAAACAGCTTATTGACCTCGGACTGTACTTCGCTCGGGTTATAACCAGCCTGTTTCAGACGATTTACACGGTCTGCACCGTTGCCCCACGAAGACCAGCGAGCGTCAGAGCAAGTACCGTTGTAGATTTCCTTGGCGATTTCAGCCGCAGATTTCTTCGCAGTACCAGCCGCAGTGCCGGACTTGGTAGTGATAAAAGCTTCATAGCCAGCCGCTTTCAGCTTCGCCATCATGTTCTCGGCATTGGACTTCTGACTGTAAGCACCGACCTGTACCTTGTACAGATTACCCATCTGCACGATGTAGGTATCAAAACCAGCCGCTTTCAGCTTTGCCGCCCATGCGTCAGCGTTGGAACGCTTCGAGAACGCCCCTGTCTGCACCCTGTACAGCGTTTTACCGTCAGAGGGTACATCTACCTTGCCAGTGTCAGTAGAGCCGCCTGTGAGACGCTTAGTGACCTCTGCGGCGAGGTTGCCGAGACGGTTATACAACCAGTCTCCCGGGCAAGACTTATTGGCGAACCATCTATGTACCGTCAGTACCATTTCATCGGACTTCGGTGCATAGGCAAGGGTCTTATTCTTATCGCCCAGCCACAAGAGCTTGCTCTTGCCGTTACGCTGACAAATATCAACGCACAGGTTCACGAGAGACGCATATACAGCGTCATTGAACGCATACGGAGCGGTCTTGTCAGACGCACACTCGATAGTAACTGCTCGCTGGTCGTTCTCACGACTGGAAGAACACCACGAACGGTTTTTCTCCTCAACGCTCATGGAGATACGACCGTCAGTGCCGATACCGTAGTTGCAACTCGCCTGTCGAGAGGTGCTGATAAAACAGCCACAGATACTCTCTGCGGAGAGCTGACCTACTACACAATGCGGCGTGATACGGTCAATAGAATGGGTTCTCTGCCCGGAATGGTTCGGGGAGAGCTTGGTGTAGACCACCAAAGGACTGTTGCTCATTTTTGTTTCCTCCTTCTTGTCATAATCGGTTAAATGCCATGTCTCAATAACACGCATGAGGTTGTCCACATACTTGTGAGACGTAGCATAGCCATCGGCTTTGATGTTCTCAAGGTATTTCCGAGGGTCGGTAACGCCTTTGAGATTTTTATAGTTCGGAATGTTGATGAAATCGAAGTAGCCGATAACTCCGTTTTCCATATCCTTGAACTTACACCACTGCATAGCAGAACTGGTGTAACTGCCGTCTGCGTTCTGCTCACTTCCTACCATGTGATAGATACCGATACAGGTCTTGCAACGACCTTCACGGTATTTCAGACCAAAGTAGTTATGAGCGTTTACAGCCAGCTCGGAAGTGCCGTAGCCACTTTCCAACACCGCTTGAGCGATGATAGGTGACACGACCTCGATTCCGTACACCGGGGCGTACTTCTTGATATACGTCGCAACGGTTTTGACAAAATCTGAATGGTTCATCGGGTATCACCCCTTTCATACCCACCATCGTTTTCTTGGCTTACCGTGGTAGATTTCTTCTTCCTCGTATCGGTCAAGTCGGTGGTGTGCGGATTTCGTAGACTGCTCAACCATCACGACACGCTCGGACAGGTCGTTGACCTTGACCTTAACGTCTGTGATTTCCTTGCGGATTTCTTTCGTATCATCGCTGATAGAATCCAGCTTTTGAGACAGAATAGCGTCAACCTGTGCTTTCTTGCTCACCTCGTCATTATTGGCTCGACTATTGCTCTTGAAAGCAAAGTACACGGCGGCAACAACGGAGACGAAGGTAAGAATCTGATTGAACTCAATGTTCACATTTCTTGTCCTCCTCTTTTAGAATGTGAGGGAGAGCCGGGAGCGACCCTCCCTCATGCCGCCTTATTCCGTGATAAGGTCTTCCAGCTCAAGGTCAATGAGTATTTCCTTTACCTGTTCCTTGAGAACAGCCGGAACGCTTGCGTAAGTACGCTTACCCTTGACAATGAGTGCCACATAGATAACAGCCATGTTTTCCACCTCCTTCCTGTTGAGCCATAGCATAATGCGCCACAGCATGATTATTCCTCCAACAGCTTCTTGACTTCCTCTCGGAGCTGTTCGGGTACATCGTTAATGGTCTTGAGACCCTTGCGAATCAGTGCAACGTAAATCTTAGCCATAGTTATTTACCTCCTAAAACCATTTCGTATACTTCCGCAAGTGCCACCTGTACATCGGTGATACTATTAGAGGTTGCGTTGAGAGCGGCTACCAGCTTCTCCTCCTTGGTCTTCTCACGGAACGCAAGATAGAAAGTGCCGTCAGCCCATTCCATCTGCTGAATGAAGACCATATCAGTGTAGGTAGTCTCTGTCTCCCCATCGGAGACCTTCATAGTAGAGAGATTATCCTTGAAAATAGTCTCGTCCACCTTTTCTTTGCTGACATAGTTCGTGCCGTTCATATCCAGCCCGGTCAGCTTTTTGCCATTGGCAAGGGTGATAGTGTACATTTCGTTACCTCCTTTAATTGATTGAATAGGGTGTCCATGTTACTTCGTTGTTTCTTACTCATTATTTTGTAATGATTCTTAAACCAACTCTTATAGAAGTCCGTAAACTCCTTTTCTGTTAGCTTCGGAGCGAGTTTCTTCATTTTCCGTCTCATTGCGGTAAGCCGTTTGGGATTGATTTTCTGAATCACCCTCCCGGTGTCCGTTAGAGAGTATTGAACTTGAAGAAATCGCCAATGCTCGGAGAGCTTACAGATTCTCGTCTTCCGGGTATTGACCGTGATTCCGAGTTCGTTCGCTATCTCGATAATGTCCTCAAGAAGTTCCTGTAAGAACTCTTTGCTCTCGTGGATAGCATAACTATCGTCCATGTAGCCAGCGTAGAATTTCACACCACGAACGATTTTGACATAGTTATCAATTCGTATTCGGTAAGAGATTCCGGCGGTCTGTGCCACTTGGTCTCCGATGTTGAGGTGCTTTCCCATGAACTTTTCGCCTGTGAACAGCTTCGGGTTCATATACTGATAGAGGAGAGAATCAAACAACTTGTCGAGACAGTGCTCATATTCTTCATCACTCATGTACGATACATCAACCCTTGAGCGTTCTACGGTCTTCCGCAGAAGCCATAAGGCGTGTTCATCATCGACATACTGCTCAAACAACTTCAACAACACATCATGTCTGATATTGTCGTAGTATTTCGAGAAGTCTATCAGAAGAATGTACCCTTCGTTACTACCATGCTGTACATAATATTTCCGAAGGTGGGTGAGCAACCTCTTACGAGTGAAAGCGATACCTTTTCCGACAACGCTTGCTCCATTGTCATAAATGAGGTGTGGTTCAATCAGAGGATTCAAAACCTCGTCACAGAGGGCGTGTTTCACGATTCTATCTTGAACCTGTTCGCCTGTAATACGCCGGAGCTTTCCTCGTTCATGCAAGGTGAAGTTTGTAGTTGGTAAGAACTCATACTCCATGTTCTCAAGGTCTCGTTGCATTTTCGATAACTCCAACAGATAGGTCATGTTAAACCGCTGTACCTGTGGTTTCCAATCACTACCTTTCATTGCTTTAGCTTTACTTTCGTAAAGAACATTTCCATCAAATATCTTGCGCTGATAACCTCGGCTATCGTAATAGGAGGTGTCGCATTTAGTATTTACCATACGGAAGGATAATCTCTCCTTTCTCTGTCTGTGAAACGCTCGATAGGCTACTCAATCACAGAATCGAAATCCGGGCGAACGCCATTAGAATTGGAAGCGTTGTTGTAGTTCGCATTACCGTTGTTGTTGACATTGGCAAAATTGGAAGCGGAATCAGAGATTACCCTCTTGGAGAGCCGACTTGAACTTGTTGTCAGACTTTCTCCAACCTTTAAGGAGGTTTATTTCTGTCTGTATCATTTCAGCAAAACGAAGGTACTTGTTCACATCGACAGGAAGGGTCTCGATAGCATACTGCAATTCCTGTGTGAGCCTATAACACTGTCCGACTGCTCGGTCTTGGTGAACTCTACGCTCAACCAGTTCTTCCCGGTAGGTTGGGTAAATGCTGTTTGCAACATATACCTCCTCGGTGATACTACGCAGACAATCAACAATCACTTTTCGCTCGTCTGCGATGAACCATTCTGCAAACGCAGTGTTCTTTTCCATGAGCTTTTCATATCGGACTTTTTCATCGGGTGATAACTCCTCATACGGTCTGCCGCCGAAGGTTGTTTCAACTTTCTTCACAGCTTTGTCGAGGTCGTACCCGAAATCACGGAGCAGTAAATCCGTGACCTCCTTACGCATTTTGTTGAGGTGGTGAAATACCTCAAACTGTGACGGTTTTCGTTTCGATTTCAATACAGACACTTGTTAATAAACCTCCTTGTGCGCCCCACAAGGGTACAAAAGGACAGGCTATGTATTTCGTGACAGATACAAAGCAGAAGGAATATATAGCGAAGAACAATTACATAATTGCATCAAATATATTTATGATAATCCAGTAAAAGCTGAAGTATGTAATAAGGCAGAAGAATACGAATTCTCAAATTATAAAAAGATTAATTTTACT